TTACTGTTTCAGACAAGATAGATTCTTAGACTATATGAAAGTATCACCACCAAAACCAGAAAAAAAACTTGAACTTTAACATTGACTTTTAACAAATACTATGGTACTATTACATAATGAACTTTTATACAAACATATCCCAATGGGGAAACACATTATTAATTCGTGAAGTAGTGAATGGTCAAAGACTGACTCGTAGAGTTAAGTACAAACCAACTATGTATGCGCCTGTTGCTGAACCAACCGAGTGGAAGACACTTGATGGTAAATATGTAACTCCAGTAGAGTTTCATAATATGAAAGAGGCTAAAGAATGGGTTGAGAACTACAAGAGTCAACCTCACATGGTACATGGTAGTACTATGTTTCCTTATAACTATCTTACAGAGTCTTATCCTAAGACTGTTGACTATGACATTGACCAAATACTTATTGTAACGATTGATATTGAGGTGCAATGTGAGAATGGTTTTCCAGCACCAGAACAGGCAATAGAACCACTACTTTCTATTACAGTTAAAAACCATCAGAGTAAGAAGTTTGTTGTCTGGGGTGTTGGTAAGTTCAATAACAATCGTGATGACGTAACTTATGTGGAGTGCGAGAGTGAACTGCATCTTATCAAGGAGTTCCTAATCTTCTGGGAGAAACATCAACCAGACATTATCACCGGCTGGAATACAGAGTTCTTTGATATTCCTTATCTGTGTAATCGTATTAAAAATCTATGTGGTGAAGATGAAATCAAAAGACTATCGCCTTGGAGAAGTGTTCACTCTAGGAATGTTTTCAAAATGGGTCGTAGTCATCAAGTGTATGAAATACAAGGTGTTGCACACTTAGATTACTTTGACTTATATCGTAAGTTTACATACACAGCTCAAGAGTCATATAGACTAGACCATATTGCCTTTGTTGAATTGGGTGAACGTAAAGATGGTAATCCATATGAAACATTCAAGGATTGGTATACAAAAGACTTTCAATCGTTTATAGAATATAATATAATGGATGTGGAAATTGTAGATAAACTAGAAGACAAGATGAAACTGATTGAACTATGTCTGACTATGGCTTATGATGCAAAGGTCAACTACATGGATGTTCTTGGTTCTACTAAGTATTGGGATATACTTATATACAACTATCTTCATAAGAAGAAGATTGCAATACCACAGAAAGTACCCAAAACAAAACCAGAAAGGTTTGAGGGTGCTTATGTAAAAGACCCTCAAGTGGGTATGCACAAATGGGTTATGTCTTTTGACTTGAACTCATTATATCCACACTTGATTATGCAATATAATATATCTACTGAAACGCTTGTATCTCAAAATAAGATACCAAAAATTACTGTAGATAGATTATTGAACAAGGATTTTGACACAACACAATTGAATAAACATCACACTATAACACCCAATGGTGCAGTATTTAAGACTAACCAGAGGGGGTTTTTACCAGAGTTGATGCAAAGTATGTATGATGACAGAGTAAAATACAAAAGACTCTTATTACAGGCAAAGCAAGAATATGAAAATACTAAAGATAAAAAACTACTTAAAGATATTTCAAAATACAACAATATCCAGATGGCTAAGAAGATTTCGCTCAATAGTGCTTATGGTGCTCTTGGGAATGTCTACTTTCGTTATTATGATTTGTTGGTTGCTGAAGCAATTACTACTTCTGGTCAGTTATCTATTCGTTGGATTGAGCGTGATGTTAATAAGTATCTTAATGATTTGCATAAAACCTCTGAACATGATTACGTTATTGCATCAGATACGGATTCAATATATATTACTTTTGACAAACTTGTCAGTAAGATGTTTACTAAGGGAGAAGAAACTCAAAGAATTATCAAATTCTTGGATGACGTTGCCCGAAAGAGTATCGAACCATTTATTAAGAAAAGTTATCAATCTCTGCATGAGTATGTAAACTCTAGTGAACAAAAGATGGAGATGTCAAGAGAAGTGATTGCAGACAAAGGTATATGGACTGCAAAGAAACGATATATTCTAAACGTCTGGGATAACGAGGGTGTACAGTATAAAGAAGCACAACTCAAGATTATGGGTATCGAAGCAGTAAAGAGTTCAACACCAGCTCCTTGTAGAGAAAAGATTAAACAAGGTCTAAAGATTATAATGAATGGCACAGAGAAAGAGATGAATACTTTTATACAAGAGTTTCGTGAGGAGTTTATGAAACTACCACCAGAGGAGATTGCATATCCTAGAAGTGTCAATGGATTATCTAAGTTTGCATCTTCTAATGGTATGTTCGCAAAAGGTGCTCCTATACATTGTAAGGGTGCGATACTGTATAATCATCTAGTCAAGACTAACAAACTAGGTAACAAGTATCCTTATATACAAGAGGGTGACAAGATTAAGTTTATTAATTTAAAACAACCTAATCGATATCAATGTAGTGCTATTTCCTTTATAACAAAGTTACCAAAGGAACTTGACTTTCATAAGATAGTAGATTATGATATACAGTTTGAGAAGTCATTTGTTGAACCTCTCAATTTTATTTTAACTAAAATCAATTGGTTGGTTGATAAGAGTTATGGAACACAAGGAACTTTAGAGGATTTTTTTGGATGATGAATGAAGAGCTATATGAAATATTAAGAAAGAGTGTAGATAACAATGGTCTACCAATTATGAATAGTACTATGTTTATTCAAACTACTGAAAAGTATGGTAAAGAAGTATTTCGTAAAACTCTTGCAGAATATATTACAAATGAGAAACCACCATTTCCTCTGAAACAATTCAGTCAAGACAAAGTTGTTCGTGAATTTCACAAACTAAAATCACATGATTGGCTAGATTGGATATCAAAAAGAAATAAAGAAGATGTATTAGAAAAGTATGATGATTACAAGTATCCTTATAGTAAATATGGACTAGGTGTTATTGATGCACCAAGTACATATAATTATATAAGTGATTCATTTATGAATGAATTAAGACTTGCTTGTGGTTCTTATGGATTCAAATCTCCAATAGACAGATGGAATCAAGGTGATAATATCTGGGGTGTATTTGGGCCCATATGGAGAGGTATTAATACTGAAAAAGATTTAAGTCCAAGTGTGTATATGTCTGCATTTAGACTTGGTACTTACATTGCAACACAATTTAAACCTACAGTTGCAAAGACCATCTATGAGATGACTGATGCAAAAACTGTACTTGATACTTCTATGGGTTGGGGTGATAGATTAACTGCTTTCTATGCATCTAACGCTACACACTATATTGGTTGTGATCCTAATCCTAATACGTTTGCAAGATATAAAAAGATGATTGAGTTTTATGATAAACTTACTGGTGGTAAAAAAACTACACAGATATACAACTGTGGTGCAGAAGATATGCCTTGGGATGAAATCAATAATGTAGATTGTGCATTTACAAGTCCACCATACTTCAGTACAGAACGATACAATGAGGGTGGTGAGAAAGAAGAACTACAGTCTTGGGCAAAGTTTAATGAGTATGATGCATGGAGAGATGAATTTTATCTTCCAGTTGCACAGAATAGTTTTGACTCTCTTAGTGATACTGGTGTTCTTATGGTTAATATACTAGACCCAAAAGTAAAAGGTAAGAGATATCGTTCTGGAGATGAACTTGTAGATATGTTACTACCAAACTTTATGGGTCAAGTAGGTATGAGAATAATGCAAAGACCACAAGGTGCAGCTGTATTTAAAGATGAAGATGGTAACTTTGATAAGGCTGCAATGGATAAGTTTATGAATCAAATATACATTGAAAACGTATGGTACTTTAGTAAAGATAAAAACAAAGATATTTTTAAACACACTAGAACTGCAACATTAGAAGATTTTTTTGTATAATAGCTTGACAATATCAATATTACATAGTATAATATATACTATTAACCAAGTGTTATGGTGAAAAATATGAAACTATAGATTTAGTTTCACACTCCATCTCACACAAAAAGGAGAAGCAAAATGCTTTTATTAAAAGAAGCGTATGAGAATGACGCTATATTAAAACTATTCCCAAAACCAAACTATTCACACATATCCCCAAATATCAAAGTAGGCGATGCAATATGGATTGATTTTGATGATATCTATATTGATGATGAACTTGGTAATATTGCTAGGTCTGATGGACAAGACCCATCACACATTGAAGACTTAAAAAGTTCATTTAGTGCTGGTGTCATTGTAAATGAAGAACTTGGTGCAGTTAAACGACAACCAGAAGGCTCACCTAAGCCTTGGGTATTGAAATATGGTTTCGGAAGAACTTTTTCACAAATGGAGTTGGGCGTAAATGGTTGGGCATTTAATCCAATAGATGGAACAGATACAGAAATTGAAGATGTTCAGTCTTTTGAGAATGAACCAAAAGCCCCTAAAAGTATTAACCAAGAAAAAGATATCATAAGGATTAAATCTAAACAAGTAAAAGAGGGTAGATTATCAAATAATGAAGATGATATATATGCAAATTTAAAGAAGACTTATCCAAGAAGAAAGAAAGAGTCTATTGCTAGAATCGCAGCTGGAATCTTTGAGGAAAACAATACGCCTGTCAAGTATACATATTACACAGATGCGAAGATTAAATTGTGGAGAAAGAATCATTGTGCTGATTGGTTTGAGATTGTTGGTGATTGGGATTCAAAAAAACAAGCGTTTGGGTTCACATCAAAAATTGGTGGTCTGATGAGGACATTCCATAGAGCAAGAGTAAAATATGCAGAGGGTGGTTTTGTTTCTTATGTGAACACTTTTACTGGTAGCGTATCAAAAGGTAGTACCTTAGATGACCAACGAGTATCAATTGTCAATGAGTACATAAGGTTAAGAGTTGTAGATGCTCTTGTTTATGGTGTTAATATAAAATTCTTAACACTAAATGGTTTCTTCCCTCAAGCTCATGGTATAGATAAATGGAGTAAGTTTATAGAAATTGACCAAGATTCACTCGAAAAAAAGGTGAAAGCTGCAATTAAAATTGCAAAAAAGAAAAGAAGTATTGGTGATGCAGCTTAATACACCAATAGAAAAGTATGATGTAGGTGGTAAGTCTGTCTATGTTAAGAGAGATGACCTCATGGGTGATGGTAAAACATTACCGCCTTGGGGGAAACTATCTGCACTTAGAAATGTATTACTTAATGTTAAACCTACGAAACCTTTGATACACTTATCTGTTTATGGTTCTTGGTCTGGTTGGGCTCTTTCTGAAATATCAAAAGAGTTAGGATATGAAT